TAATTGGATTAGTATCTGCTACACGTAATGCATAAGATGCTCCAGAATCAGAACCAACTATATTCTCTCCAACTACAAAGTTTCCAGAAATCGTACCAACTTCAAGAACACTGTCTTCAGAATTCCAAACCCTAACTCTTGCAGTAGTTCCGCTAGAAGATCCTGTTACAATTTCATTAAACTGGAATGTTCCCGTACCAGAACTCTCTGGATCACCAACAACGATTGTTGGAGCAACTGAATATCCAAGACCAGCATTTGTGAGATAAATTGCCGAAATTGTACCAGCAGAACTGACGATTGGATACCCAATAGCTGATGCTGTTGTGACACCAGTCTCAAATATCTCATTAGTAAAGGTAATTGATGGTGCATTAGTATATCCTCCACCACCAGAAGTAACTGTAATAATGCCAACTACACCATCACCAATAGTTGAAGTTGCAGCTGCTCCAGTTCCACTTTGATTTGATGGAACACTAAATCTAACTCCAGGAGCAACTGTATATCCTGCACCAGAGTTTGCAATTTTTACTCCTTGAACAGATTTTAAATTTGTATTTACATTAAGATTGCACACATTGATACCACTAATCATTGTAGCAATACCAACCCCAGTGGTTCCTCCAGATGGTGCTGAAGTAACTCCAACAGTTGGAGTTACACTATATCCTCCTCCTCTGTTTGTTACTGTGAATAGTCTAATACCACCATCAAAAATAGCAGCCGTTGCAGTTGCAGTTACACCAGCACTGACTAGAGTAAGAGTTTGTGTTGGTCCTTGAACGGTGTTCAATCCATCAGAAGTAACTCCATCAGAATCATTTCCAATAAGATTATTATCAATATCATTAACTCCTGTTGAAATAACTTCGTCTTCAATACGAAATAGTTCGCAGTAGAGTTCATAAACATAAAGACCTTGAAGTTGATAATATGGTTTTGCTCTTTCAACATCTTTTATTTCATAAATTCTATCATCAAGAGGAAACCAAATCAAATCTCCACCTTTTGGTCGGGTTGATAGTTTTATATTTGATTGGTCCTCAATTAATGGTGTAATGTAATTTTCAAACCTTTCTCTTGATATTGTAAGTCTTATTTCTTCTTTTGCTTCGACACCAAATTTTGATAAAAGAACACCAGCACCCTCATATTGATCGTAATTATTAACATATGCCTCAAGAGGAAGTGCCATGTCAAACTTTGACTGAACAACTTCTCTAATAATTGTATTTTCAGTTAGATATTTTCTTGGTAGATAAAAAATATCTACTCCATACATTCTAAGTTGTTCGTTGATTAAATCCTGAACAAGATTTTGTTCGCCCTTTGTCCCTTGAGTAAAAAATGGATTTAGCATAAGATCAACCTATCATGTCAAATGGAGGAAGTTCATATGTGTTTGACATCTGCTCTCTAATTATCTCCAATTCCTTTTCTGCATCATCATACATTTGCCTACCATTAAGTTCCACTCCACCCGGAAGTTTGACTCCCTGGAACTTAATTAGGTTTTGACCCCACTGTCTTTTCATAAGAGCAGTTAGATATTTTTTGAGAAAGGAATCATTCCAAACTCTAGAAAAATCATTTGGATCTATAAGTCTATAGCAATCAATAATAATATAATCATCAACAGTAATAGATCCCCAGTCAATGTCCAAATATAATCTATCTTGCCTTTTATTAAATCTGATCATCTTTTCAGTATTTAATAAAAAGTCCATATCTTCTAGATATGTTTTGGTCATTGCATAAGTCAAAAGTTCAGTCGATCCCCAGTAATAAATGTCATTTAGGAATAACTGATATTTAACACTGAACATATTATTTGTTATAGTGTTTGATCCATCAAATTTAAATATCTTGTTGATCCCAGTGACTGAGGGTGGAACCTGCAAGTAATTACTATTTTCTTCAAATGAAAAGGTTACAGATGATCCATCAATGGTAGAAGATGCTGTTGTGGTTACAATACCAACTGCTTTACTATTTCCTCTAGATCTTCCCCTATCAATGTCATCTTGCGTGACTTTATATTTTAAAAATGTCTGAATAACACCATCAAAATGTCTCTCATGAAAATATTGCAGGGCATCATCAACAAGGTCATCAACTTGCTCATCAGCAACATTGATTTCCAGGACTGGTGCCCCTAGTTGCCTTTTGCAATAGTTTATCAGATCTGTTCTACTTGCTGGTTGTGCCATTTATTCACAAGTTTCCTAACTGTATTTAGGGTGTTGGTGAGACTGGGTTATAAACATAGATATTTCCTCTAGCTAAAGAATAAATTGTTGAAGCAGTTCCTGTAAGAAGTACATCATAATAATATCTTCCTTCAGAAAGAGTTCTGGTTTGTGCTCCTGTTAAGGAAAGTTTTAGTTTTCCATCAAAAGCACTAGTAAATCCAACTGTAAAACTTGTTGTGATGCCAAGTGTTGCTCCAACTGCAACACTTTTTGACATTGCAGCAGTTCCACTATAATCTGTCAGATCAAAAGATGCACTGGAAGTGGTCTTTACATTTAAGTTTGCAACAAAATCTGATCCGCCATAAATGGTCAGATTGACTCCATAAGGAACTCCCGAATCTGGATCAAAAGTAACTGTTTTAGATGCCATCTGGAATACCTATTATTTGTATAGTTTCTTGCTGTTTATAATAAAGTTTGCAAAAAGATTTTGCAATATTCTTTAAAGTTTCCCGATCATCACAACTATCTATATCAGATGCAATCTTTTGATATGCAAAACTTTTTGCTAAGTTATTTAATTTAATTGTTTCGTGATCCATTTAATAACTCCTTTAATAAAGATTTGATTTCATCAATATCCCCTTTCATTTTAGCAACTTCTTGTTCAATATCATGTGTTTTTTGATTCTTTTCAGTTTTTATTTTGCGTCTTGAGAGGTATTGCTGATAATCTAATCCATTTACATTAACAACTGCATTAGTATCAGGATCTCTTGCGAGATCCTTATGACCCTCTAATCCGTAAAAATCCATATCAGGCTAAAGCAATAACTCTAAGATCCTTAACTCTTGGAACAAATGATTGATTTGTAGAAGTCAAGTTTATTTTTATTCTGTAAGTTCTAAATGAAGGCAACTGATCTACAGTGAATGTATATTCTCTATAATCAGCATTTCTACTATTAAACACATAATTATTTGACTTAGTCACCAATACATCAGATTCACCATTGCTATCTTCTACAGAGATAATTTGACCACCAGAGTCGATATTCTTATATCCAGGGAATGGTGTAAAGATTGGTTCAAGACCTGGTTTGTTGTTGATGCAGTAGAATGCTCTAATATCATTTACATCAGTCAGGTGACCAGCAAGAATGACCTTGATTGAAGATGCAGGATTTTCCAATACAATTTCTTTAGAAATATACTGACATCCTGTTGGATCTTCTCCAAGTGTATCAACTCTTGGATCTGTTGCATAATTTTCAATTATGTTATTGACTCTGTTAGATGTCAGTATTGCACTAACCCTTTGTGTGTCAATAACAGGTGTAAGTCTAGTGTCTGTAGTAGACAGGAATAATCTCATATTCATAGATTTATTCCCTTCAATGGTTGTTAGGTTGGCATCCTCATTGACTTTAGATGCAATCAATCTTGGGGTATCAAAGTAATTCCTCTTATTGATAGTAATATTTTCAAACCCCTTATCAACGTAAGGTATTTCATTGCCACTAAAACTCTTACCGGATGTTGTCCTAAGTTCGGCAGTAATGGAAGTACCAGGAACTGTGAGATTTTGTACACTGGGTCTTATCAACTCAAAGGGGATGTTTTGAGTTGCTTTCACTTCATATCCACCAGCAGGTTTCGTAGCACCCACATAGAGTTTTGCGAAACTTGTGTCAACACTTCTATTTGGAGTTCTGTCATCTCCGGTTGTAGAAGTCATATCAAGTTTAATTTTATACGAATCAAATGTGAATGGGTCAGGCTCAGTTACATCTGCAAAGTTATGAGTTTTATTAATTCGTTGAAGACTTACTCCACCGAGTTCATATTTGTATACTGGAGTTCCTATGGGATATGTCCTTGGATTAGATCCTCTTACAATATCTCCTCCAAGAGTATTTCCATTCACATTGCTGTATTGAATAACTTCATCTTCAATCTTAATATATCCAACATTAGTTGTTCCAACTCCAACATTTTCAAAGGTTGTAAATGAAGATGCAGAAGAAACAACAATACCGTCAGTAGATTCAGATGGAAGTTCTATAGAAAGTTTTGTTGGTTTTACATCACCCATTACTCCCAAAACCCTAACTTGATTTTCTGTAAAATACATGCCATGATTTTGGTGATTTACATTCAAATGCAATCCATCGCTATCGACATTGATAGTAGAAATCTGAACATCTCCCTTACCCCTATCTGCGTTATAGTTAAGTTCAGTTGTGATTCCAGAACTATTGACATACATTAGTGTTTTAGCAGAACCAACAACAAATTCACCTTGAACATTATTTAATATGAGTTCGTTTGTTATTCCAATTCCTGTGATAGACAATCTTGCATTTCTGCCCATTGAGGCAATACCAATTGTAGTGATGCCAAGAACATCTCCAACTTGATATCCAGATCCTCCATTAACGATCGTCGCGCCATTAGCAACAATAGATCCGTTACTTATACTAATGTCTGCAGTAGCACCTCTACCATTTCCAGAAAGGGTTACAAGATTGACTCCACTAAAAGTACGACTACCATCTGCTGGAGTAAATCCAAGACCGGCATTGGTAATGGAAAGATTTCCAACTGCTGATCCAGCAGTACCTACAAGGTCACCAGTAGCATTTGTTGTCTGTTGTGAGAAGGTATTTCCAATCTCATAAGAATCTGCTACTGTAGTTCCAAGACCAACTCTAATCTGTCTGGAGTTCAAAATGATTGGGTCTGGATTTAGAGGTGCAATCTGTCGATTTCCTTCTGTAAGTTCTGGACTATAGAATTCTACAGAACCATTTCCAACAAAGTCTGCTCTGAAAAGAGTAAACTTAAGATCTTCCCACTGACTTGGTTCCCAAGTCGAAGCATTTTGTGACTTGAACAAAGAACCGAGATATGGTTGAGTTGAAACAAATGTATCAGTAAGAAGGTCATTTTCTCCAACTCTGGAAATGTAAACTGTGTATTTGGTTGAGTTTGATAGCAGACATATAGCATACTCAGTTCCACCTTCCAGGTATACTGGAGATTTGAACTGAATATTCGTTGCTATAGAACCATCGGCAGATGTTAAAACCTCGCTAGGGTCTAAAACTACTTCAGAGAAGGGAAGAACTCTTGTAGTTGGAGAACCATTTTCCATAGTTCTAAGTTGAGCAACAACTGGAATATCTCCATCATCTTTGGATCTAAAGAATACATCACAACTTGTTAGGAATACCCCAGTATCATCCTCTACCAAGAAAGATTGTGCAAGAGGATCAAAGAAAGTAATACGTGTTCTTTGTCTTCTTACCGATTCACCAACTACATTCCTTACAACCTCTGTTCCAAGATCTCTATTAACAACTCTACTTTGCAATTCGTTTCTTGTCTCAATCCTTGCATTTCTAACTGAAACGATATTTTCTTGAACAGTTTCAATAGTTCCAGCAGAAGTAAAGGATTCCTCAGCAATTGTTGATGCGAAATTTTGATTATTGTCAATATCATCAACAAGGGTAAAGGTTTTAACTCCTGTTTCAAATCTTGGGTTAGCAATATTATTTCCATTTGGAATGTAAAAACTTCCAATCAAGGTTGAAGAAATATCTGAAATAAGTCTTACATTGGTTACTGTTGCTAAGGCACCGCTTGTGCTGCCCCTGAGCACCATTCCTTCTTTTACAAATCCAAAGAAATCTCCTCGTGCTTCAGCAGAAAGAGATGCGATGTCAATATTCAAGATAGTGGATGTTGACGAATATGTAGGTGCTAAATCTTGATTATTATATGGATTTGATGAATATGTTTTTGTTGGAGAGTTGTATGGACCCTCTCTATGGTTAGATTGAGCAACTCTAAATTTAATGAAAGCCTTTACATCAGAACTGATAGGTGTTGCAAGACCAGTTGTAATCATTCGACCGACTACAGTTTCTCCAATCTCAAAAGTTCCAGAAGTCATTGTGATTTCTAAAAGTTTTGGAACACAGTATCTGGATACATTGACGCCATCAAAGAAAGCATAAAGTCTTGTTAAAGGTTTGACCCTCTTAGAAACAAACTCAATATTTCTGGGTCTCATAAAAGCAGCCAGATCTCTACTTACAATTCTATCTCCTCTAGAAACTTCTTCAAACTGTTCGGAAATAAGAGTTCTAACACCACTTCTGGTTTGAGTTCCAACCTCTGTTCTTGTTGTAGAAGTTACTTCAACAATAGTGTCTCTTACATTTCTAAAGAATTCCGTTGCTTGACCCCTCCTGCGCCTACCTCTTCTGCGTTCTACAACTTCATCTGGACCGCCACTAATAACTTGTGTTTCAGTTGACTCTACAACATCTTCAATGCCTGTCCAATTAGTTTCCCAAGAATCCCAAATAATAGGAGCAAATCCTGTTTGTGGGTCAAGTCTTCCACTTTCTGCTAATCTATTAAATGTTTCTGTGTAATTTCCTTCTCTTTGAATAATCTTTGGTTCAAGTCTTGCCTGGTCAACCCAGTTATCAGATGCTGGAGTCAACTCAACAGTTCCATTCCAAAAACTGACTAAGAAAGGAGTAACACTTTCAGTTCTTGTTGCAAATGTCTGTTTCAAATACTCAACTTCAGCATAATCTAATGTCAATGCCCCAGACTGCTTTCTAATATTATTACCTTCAATAGTACCAAAATCAACATCATCAGTTGTATTTGCACCAACAACTGGTCCAAGTATCATATCAACTGAAGTTGTATAATGTCTTGGTCTTAGTTCATTAAACTTTCTACTAATAGAATTATTAATTGTCTCACCATCTTCTTGTGTAGAGAAATCATTAAAGTTATCTACGAAGAAACCAGATTTAAATCTATTCAAACCATCTGCATCAGGAATAAAGAAGTTTGCAGTTTCTTTTTCAAGTAAAGACAATGAAGTATAATACTCAAGACTTCTTATTCTATCTTCAAGTTTCTTGATATCTTTCATTCGATATCTCTTATAATCTAAGAATGCAAGTTGAGCATCCTCAGGATTATAGAGATATGGTGGAAGAACTACTGTGCAAAGTTCAATAGCATCATCGATTGGTTCTGGTTTTTGTGGATCATCTGAAGGAGTTCCATAGATTACCTGGAATCTACCATCTTTAGACAAATATACTCTATCAATTCTTCCTTGATAATATGAGTAATCTAACTGTATTGCCTCATCTGATGCAAGTGGTGTGGAATTTTGTCCAGTATTTTCAAATGATCTACCTAAGAATTCAAGAGGAGACCTGGAACCATCTGCTACCGTATAAGTAGAAACTCTTGGTCTAATATCAATAATGTCAGAGTTTCTATATCCGTCTATAGTCTTGACTTCTGTTCCATAATCATAGTTGGTATATGAGTTTACAGTAATAACATTTCCAGTGTCTGTTGAACTGAATGTTGAATTTGAGAAGTATATTTTCAACTGCTTTTCAGGAGCAGATCTATCTTTCCTTCTTAAAATGCGACCTTGGTCATAGAAAGTGTTTTCTTGACCAGTCTTGAATGTATAGTTTGAAGAAATATTGAAACTTGGAGAATCAATACTGGAAATAACTGCAGAAACATTTGATTCTTGGAATCTAATAGTTTCACCTTCAACAAATAAAGTTTCAGTTTTATTGATATATGTGATAGAAGAATCACTAAGTTTTTCTGCTACTATTGCTATTGCTCCGCTGGTTTGACCTACTAACCTTTCTCCAATCAATAACTCTGCAGTAGTAGTTGAAGCACTATTGATGGATAGTAATGCCATGCTAGGTGCAGAGGCATTGGAGGTATCAGCAGATTCGTAAATTCCGTGAATATCTATAATATCAGGGAAATTCAAGGAAATTACTTCATCTTCAACTCTTGTTCCAAAGGGAAAGTTTCCATATGTAAGTCCATTGTTTAAAGTTGTCGTACCAATTCCAGATCCCTCTAGTTTTGATTTATCAACAACAATAGAGTTTACTCTATTTTTGATTTTAACTTTTGCTTTCGGATTGGTTTTATTTAATGTTGCAACTAAAGTAGCACCAGTATCATTTGTTCCCAGATTACGAATTTGTAAAGTCTTACCATCTGCACCAATATCAAATTTGTCTCCAGTTAAGACTTCTGTAGATCCATCTGATCTGGTCAACAAATATCTCTCTTCATCAAACTGCAAAAACACTTCATCAGTATCAGCAGTTACCTCTGAGGACAACTCATTACCTGCAATATCAACACTAAAAGTTTTTCTAATTACTAAAGTTGTATTTGAAATGTTAACATTAGAAACATTTGGATTGCCTAATGGAGTGTATAAAGATGAATCTGAAGAAGGTGCAAGTTGAGTTTGAAGAACTTTTAAATCTGTTACACTTAAAGTGGATGATGGAAGGAATGAGCTAGAAACTCCTGCTACATCAGCAACCTGTTCTACTGTTATTTCAGTTGTCCCAACACTAACAACTCTTGCAAAAATGGGATCATTTCTCAATCCTGGAGTAGTATCACTATATTCTACTAAATCATTTTCTTTAACAATTGTTCCTGGAAATCCTCTTTTTCTTCCGGTAATTGTGCTTATTCCGCCAGATAAAACACTAACTGTAGCAATACCAACAGTAAACTTTGTTGATTGGATTACATCAGCACTAAATGTTGAAACACCAACTGTAGAAGGATCGCCATCATATCCCTCCATTCCATAAACAGATTTGACTTCGGAAATACCACGCTCAGTAATTGCTACAGCAATCCTACCATTTTCAATACCATTGAAGATTAGTTTTTCATTTGGAATAAAAGTACCTTCAGATTCATAAACAGTTGCTGCTGTTCCAGCAGACACTGCATACCTTAAAAATCCAGTTGCCCCACTATTGGCACCCTTTACATGTGTTGGGACCGATAATGTTGTTGGTTGATTTAAAGAGATATTGACGTTCGTTTGTACATCATATAAAGCAAGATCCCACTGGTTGACATCTCCATTTGATGCATCATAAGAACCGGATTCTAACCTAAAATCATAAACTCTTGCTAATCCAACTTCAGTTCCAGGTGCTGACTCTTGATCAGAACCAACTCTTTGGTCTCTAAGACTTACAATATATGTTCCAAAACCTACTGATGGTGATCTATAAACCCTATTAACTTTAAATGTTGGACCTGTGTTATATGCTATATTTTGATTTTCAATAGTTTTTGTTGATCTTGGTTTTTGTAAATCAAGATACGTTGCGTTTATCGTTTCAATTTCAAATCCTTTGACATATGCCTTACCTGGAGCAACTTTACAAAGTGCTAATCCATCTGTTGGAGTAGATCCAGTTGGAGTGAATTGTCCAGAATTAAATATTCCACCATTACCTAAACCATTATTTAAAGAGTTGACGATAGTAATATCAAATGGTTTTACAAAATAATTTCCAGATTCATCAAAAGTTCTTCTTGCTAAAGTATCTCTAATCTCAAGATATCCTGGTCCTCCACCAAAATCACCTTTAAGTGGTGGTTTTGCTTGAAGAACTCCATTAATTACTGTCCCAAGTAAAACAAAATTGTCATCATTGAAATCATTGAGAGATTTTTTAAATAAACTTGTAGATATTCTAAGTCTATCTGCACCAGGTGCTGCAAAATTATTGAATCCCTGAGAATTATCGTTAAGAGATTGATCCAAATCTGAATTAACGATTTCTTCATCAATAAAAAGTCCAACTCTATAACTTGGAGTGTTTGAATATTGATCAAGTAATAAAGTTTCTCTATTTACATTTACAAAGTTTCCACGTATAAAATAGATACCTTGCTCAATTTGAAAAACTGATCCAGTAGCAGCTGCGGAATTTGCCAAAGTAGAAGCAAATGGAGTTCCCGCAGCAATTGTAGTATTTCCCAATAACCCAGAAGATATAACCTCATTGCAGGTTAGAAGTTCTCCGTCAAAAAAGGTTTGGGTTGAGTTATTAGTTGTGCTTGAATTTATGTAGTTGACATAAAGTGTTAAATTTCCTCTAACAGAGTTTTCTGCCAATAAAACACTATCAACAAAAGCACTGACCCCAGAACTTTGTCCAACAATTGTTGTCCCAACTAACTGATCTGCATAAGCAGAAATTGGAACACCCTGATATGTATTTTGTAATTGAATTGCATAATAAAATTGATTATATGAAATATTTCCGGGTATTACCTTAGCACCCTCTTTGAAAAAATGTTGTCCAAACTTTTCAATTTGATTTTGTAATATAGATTGAAGAGTGGTTAGTTCTCTTGCTTGAACTGGATATCCTGGCTTGAATAATACCTTCTGATAGTCATTAGCAGCATTGAAATCATCAAAATATGGTGCTACATTGAGGTTTGTTTTTTGTGGCATAATTCTTTAGAACTGCAAGATAACTTTTATGTCTTCCTTTTGGCTTGACGATCGCGTAATAGAAGGGCGATTGTCAACGTAAATGATATTTCCAGAATGTTTTTTAACTTCTGGATTAGATAAACCACTCGTAAAATTCTGACCAAGATAATATGTACGATTATTTATTATCGTAGATATACCCGAAAAACCAGAATCAATTGATAATGTTTGACCAGATGTTGGAATAATGTTTAGTGAACCTCCACTTCCTGGAGATGAATTGAAATTTACCAAATCATATGAATATGTTGGTTGAGTCTGTGCAGTTCCAACAGTGTTAAATCCAGCAACAGCTCTATCTTGCCAATATTTCAAAACACCAGTAGTTTGATCATAATTGATTACTCTAGCAACAGCAGTGACTCCAGTGGAAACTGTTTGGGTAAAATATGAATCAGCAGTAAATGTTGCAGTACTATATCCTGCACCTACTAACTTTATGGCACCAAGTGCACTTACTTTATCTGCAGAAAGTAATGTTGTGGAACTAAACTGCTGTGGATTTTCTACAACTCCAACTCTAGCAATTTGATTTCCTATGATAAAGTCAGGATTTTCATTATCATTTTCAATTCTAGAATATAAAAGAACATTATAAGCACCTAATTCTCTGTAAATGTCTGCACCATGACCACCTTGTGGTGGAATAATGACATCAAAAGTTGGTCTAGTAGTTCCTGTTGGAACTCCTCCAGCAATCAAATCAACATTTCCATAAGTATATCCAGAACCTTGACTTGAAACAGTTACAGAACTAACTTTAGAATCAGAATTTATGACTATAGTACACTCTGCACCACTGCCATCTCCTTTGATTGGAACTGAAGTATAAGTAGTATTTGCAGTTCCTAGTCCAACACCAGAGTTAGTTACAGTTACTATTTTGATAGACCCATCAACAGCATTATTTCTAACTGAAGCATTATCTACTGAAGTGCTCCAATCAGCAGGAACAGGCATATAATCTGTTGATTCAAATTTAACAACATCACTTGGAGAAATTGTATAAAGATATTTCCAAATGTAACCATCGCCACTAGTGCCTGCTGGTCTGGGTTCCAGATCAGTAAATGTTGGTTCTGCAAGAGATGGTTTTCCCTCTGGATTTTCTGGAGAAATTCCATTATTCAAGCAAATATAAACTCTAAAATCTTTATTGATTACAAAATAATTTGCAAGATATAACGTTGTTGCACCAGAAACAGGTGCTGTGTTTGTTCTACTATAATCGTGCCTATACATATCATAAGTTGTTCCAGAAGTCCAAACCCTCTTTGGAACAACTTGTTTGACATCTGACGTGTTAATTTTTTTCAAGGCGATCATTGAATCCCAATAATCATTCTCCTGATCAAAACTATCTTTAGGTGCTGGAGGAGAAGAATCCCAATTAGGTCGATAATCAGTAGGATTTGGCAACCCTACAAAAGAATAGTAAGAGTTGCTGGAGTTTTTAACACCAGCAACAAAATTTTTCGCATTTAATATTCTAACTTGATCTGTTATAATAGCAGCCATTTTGACCCAGTTTTTATTTATTTATTAGTCATTCAACAGCATAATCTTTAAACCTCAAGGAGTTAGACCTAACAACCTGAGTTGAAGTAGAAATACCACTTCCAGATTCAGTATATGCATTATAAGAATTTGATTTAGTTCTTCCAACTATATCTATTTTTCCCCAACTGAATGTTCCAAAGAAATCTGAAGTGCTAATACCGGTAAGACCACTGTATCCACTTGCAAAATCATCAACATTAGTAAATACTCGTTTTACAAAAGTGGTAACTCCAGAAATACTAGTGGAAATGGTTTCAGTGCTTTCAACTTTATAAACATTATCAACAAAGGAAGTTCCAACTCCAACGGTATTTCCTGAAGTATCTATAGATGTAAGAGTGGTTGTTCCAAAACCAACATTTGAGTTTCTCACGATAAAGTAATCATTAACATCAATAGAACTCAAAGTTACCTCAGTTCCATTAATAAAAGTACTTCTTAGGAAAGAATCATATGGAATATGAAGGTCAAAAATTAGTTGAGTTGTTCCTGCACCGACACTTGTAGATGCAAATCCAACAATAACTCCATTATCACCAGAGTAAGAAATGACACTAACTTCTTCTACACTAAGAGAAGGAGGAGAAATCAACACTACTGGTGGGTTTGTATTTGTATAACCTACTCCAGGTTCAATGATTTGAATACTCGAAATCGTTCCACCAGCACTTATCGTTACAGATCCAGTTGCTTGAGTTGTAGTAGAAACACCTATAGTTGATGCAATACTTACTGTTGCTGTTGAATATCCAATGCCACCATCTGATATGACCACAGAAGAAATAGTTCCAAGTCCAGATACTATGGCAGTTGCTGCCGCAGATGATTTAGATTCTTGAGAAACAAATTTAATTTTATTTTGGAAATTCAAAGAAACCGCATTTTCATTCTGCGGATTGAACATTGGTCTCACATCATCAACATATATCAATGTAGATCCAACACCAACAGGTTGAATGAGATATGCACTTGGATTAATAACTGGTTCATAAAGTTGTCTGGTCTTTGGAATAAAGATTTCATCGATCAGAGTATCTTCAGTTTGTTTACACCAATCAACAGGTCTCAACAATTCAGTATCAATTGTATTTCCTGGTCCATAATATGGAGTTGTTCCAACAAGATTTGTTGCCTTTATTTCATCAACAACTCTTTCTTCCTCAAGAAGACCAATACCTTGACCTCTAGATGGATCATTTTTTATTTGAAGAGTGTCACCAACCTTTACAGTTTCAACAACATTTCTGAATATTACATCAGAATCACCATTTCCTCTATAGAAGATAATTTCAATTTCATCTCCAATTCTGGGTGCTTCAGTAAATCTAAGTGTTCCACCTCCATCAAAAATATATCCAACACCTGGTTTCTGAAGGATTTGATTTACAAATACCAGAATAATATCTTGGACAATAATATTTGATCCTTTTCCTGCTACGATAGAGAAACTTTGTCCCTCAAGTGAAAGTGGGAAGTCTTTTCTAAATCCATCAATGAATTTTTCAACATTGTCAAGGAGTTGAAGTTCTCCAATAGACCACCCATTAAACTCATCAGAAATTATTTCTTCAATAGTTAGTAAAAACTCATCACCACTAAAATCTGATGTAGTAGGAATTCCTGTCAATCCACCTGTAGCAACGGTTAATATGTCACCATTACCATAAGCATATCCAGTATTCCTAATTTCAAAACCAATCACACTTGATCCTTGACCAACAACAATATCAATAGTTGCTTCAGTTCCAAAACCAGAAATTCCGGATTTATATTTCAAATCAAGACCACTATATGAATCTGGATCATCAACAACAACAAAAGAGGAACTTGTAAATTCCGCACCATCAAAAGTGATCGTAACATCTGTAGATATATTACCAGTTCCGGTAATAATAGTAGCAAAACCAACATGATAGAATGCTGTTGTAACGCCAATATCACTATTAGCAACACTTACATTTACATACCCAATAGATGGATTGGTGATTCCAATACTGACCTGAGTTCCAGACGGAATTTCAACATTTGTAGTGGAACCAATTCCAACTCTTACAAAGGTGGAAGCAGTGGATACAACAGTGCATCCATTTTCTTTGATAAATGTACCGATACCGATTGTAACATTGTCTCCAGTATTTAAAGTATTGATGATATCATAAACACTATTGGAATTATCCAAATAGATTTCAGTTGAACCAATACCAACAGGGCTGGAAGTATCAGTCAAGATTTCATATCTAGTTCTTCCTCTGTAACCACTTCCAGTATTAGCAATACTAATGCTAGAAACAGTTCCCAGTCCAGAAATTATTGCTGTTCCTCCAGCAGACACTAATGGTTGATATCCAAATCCTTCTGTGGAAGATACTGATACAATAACACCACCTTTAGGGAAACTGGAGATTCCAACATCTGGTCCTAATGGTGAGGGATTTGATCCAGTGAAGGTAATGGATGTTATACCAGATGATTCTTCTAAAGTATACTGATTTATAATTTTTGAGAACTGGATTGTATCATTTACCAGAATGATACCATTTTGTGTAGTAATTCCTGATACATTAGAACCATTTTGTGTTAATGTAAATGAATTTTTAGAACCATCAAACTGATCGGAAATATTATCAAAGATATAGTTCTTAGAATATGCTTCAGCAGTTGAACCTACAATACCATTTCTCAAGAAAGTTCTACCTTGGAATGTAGAAGATGTTGTTATACCTACATAATCAATTTCGTCAGGATCAGTTGTCTCTGGTGGAGTTCCCCCAAAAGGTGCTGCAGCAAATGAAATGAAATTCTCTACAATATTGTAGTTTCCTACAATTTTTGTAACTAACTCACCTGACAAGTGTGTTGACAATCCAGTTCCTAACCAAGGTCTACGAACTCTTATTGCATTCGGTTCAGCATTAATACCAATCTGTTCAATCTTCATAATTTCATCATTAACTTTAATTAAGTCAGAACCAAAGAAAGATGTTATTCCAACGAAGAATATTATAGTATCTTCAAGTGCTACGTTAGCTTCTAAAGTAGTTGTTATTGCTGTAGATACAACAGGGGATTGTATCATATTATCAATAGCAACAAGTGCTCTTGCGTTTTGATTTTGGGCAATAAATCTATGAGATGTTCCAATACCAACGCTTTCCAATTCAACTATCTGAGGAGTAAGTTTAAGAGCATTTTCTGCACTTGAAGCAATTCTTATAGAATTTTCATCAACCTTAACTGCAAAGATATTTTCTTTAGGAAGGAATGTTGTGTCTGCATATCCTACAAAACTAGTTGTAGCAATTCCAATGGCAGATGATGCTGTTCCAACATTAATATATGTCAACTTCTCACCGGAAGAGAAGAAGTGATTGGGAATAATGATGAGATTATTTTCTACATCAACAACCTCACTATTATTACCCTCAAAGTATCTTTCAAAGACTTGCAGTCCCTCATGCCTCAATTCAAAATCTCTCTTGATGTCAGATTCAGTTCCGGTATAGAATGATTCGTTAGTATCTAAATGTCCATTTGTAAAATCAAGTGTGGTAGAAGAGGCACCTTCTGGTAAGTCTGAATGTGGCGTTAAAGCTTGTGTGAAAACTTTAACAACTGTATCAATGTTTGGATTTGGAGTAAAGACAATGCTGTTAGTTCCAGCAGCAGAAACTCTTGCCCCAAAAGTTCCCAATCCAGATGAAGTTACAACATTTCCATATTCTGTAAAAAATGCATTAAAAGGATCTATAGATGTTGGGTCAACATAATTATCAATAACAATAAGTTCTGAAAGTTGATTTGCTGAGTTTGTTGTATCAGTAACTTGAATTATATTGTATGATGCATCATATCCTTCTCCATATGTTGCGACAGTTGTTATTCCTGGATTAGCAGATGCAGAAATACTTGTAGTCGTCACCTTATTGAGAAGATTTGATAAATCTTCATATGTAGTAGTTCCTGTTGAAATACTACCAGTTGTAAAACCAACATGGAATGTGTTTATAGCACCAGTAGTTCCTATTCCAGTTGCTGTTGGAATAAAATCAACCTTAAGAAGTGAATTTTCAATATGAGGATAATAAGATCCCAGACCAGCGGCAGGACCTCTTTCTGGGTTTGTGGTTAATCTTCCATATTCTGAAAAACTCACTCCTTCATTAGTTCCATCATGAGTAATATTAAGTTCAACACACTCAAACTCTCTATCACTTCCAATATCAGGGTTGATATTAACCAATACTTTTAAACTAGTGATAGTGGAAGCAACAGAAACTATAGTTGCTGGTGTTGCTGCTTCTACTTGAACACTACTGCTACTAAGTTTTACTGCTTCCTCAAAATTTAGATCTCCGGTAGAAAGAACTTTGTCATTCAAACTAAATGCTGCAATAACAACATCATAATCATTAATCTTAAATTTTGTTGGGAAGAATCTAAGTTCTGCATTGTCTCCTACAATGGCAAAGTCAAATGATCCCAAAGTTGGTTCATCTTCACTAAACACTCCTAATGGATATGGAGTAACAAGTACGCCATATTCATTTATATAAGCAAGAAAACTATCATGAACGATATCTACTATGGCAAATTGTCTTTGTGCGGTAAATTTTTTATCTCTAACATAAGTAAAATATTTTTGGAATCTTGCCTGAGTAAAATCAAATTCATTTACTACACTAAATCTTGTAGCTCTTGGTTCGCTATTAAACTGACCACTAAGATCATCAATAGAAAGAACTCTATTTCCTATTGATTCAAAGAAATCCTCTAGAATGATACTAGAGAATGTGATTTCATCTGAAACATTTCTTGAGTTTATAACCAGATTGTTTTCAGATACAAGGTCAAATGCATAGTAACAATTTACACTAGCAACTCCCAGTAAATCAGTAACAATATCAACACCGCCAGTCCTCCCTGGTACATCAACCGACATGCTATTTGAGTTTATAGTTTCTAACTGATAGTCAGAAAACTTTTTAAATCCTAAAGTATGATTCAAAGAAGAAACTGGTTCATTCCAAGTTTCAAATGGAACTTCTGATTTCAATGAATATGAGAAGTTTTGATAATAGAAACTATCTTGCAATCTTTGAAGATTTAGATTCAATTCACCCGAATCATTTTGCCAACCCTGTATAACTTCAACTGTTGGATTGAGATTATAGTATTCTTCAGATGAAGTTACCGAAGATGCTATTCCTTGAACATCTGAGGATTGTCCAGTGATTTTTTCTCCAACTACAAACTCACTATTAGAAGAAACTCTTAAAATACTTGACTTAGGATTCCATTCATTGATAATACCAACAGCAGAATTTGAGGATACAGTTTCTCCTTTAAAGAACTGCTTTCTGGTAAGAATACTAGAGAAGGTTGGGAAATTCTTTTGAGCAATAATCCTTCCTGAAGAATTTGTTATATCAAAAGTGCCAGGGAATTCACCTGATTCTAAAACGCTAGAAAGACTATAAGTTATACTTCCAATTCCACCCAAGTTTTCATCAACATCAGTTATATCAAATAGTTTGTAGTTATAATTTTCAGAGTTGAATCCTTTTCCTGTTGTAGTTCCAATACCAACACTCAAACCTTCAACTAAAACCTTATCTCCAACAGCAAATGGGAAAGAATTTTCTGTGCTAAAACCAACTGCTAAGAATGCAGTCACATCTTTAGTTGATTCGTTATAACTAATCGTTGCACCAACTCCAGCACCAGTTTCTGTTGGAATGAATATAGGGTCTGCATTAGTAATTCCCTTTGTGTTCTTAAGTATTTCAACAGTTCTATCGCCAGGTGTTACTCTTAGATCTATATCAGATACTACCTCATTAGTTCCACCATCAATAACAACTAATTTTGGTGGGAAAGCAAATCCTCTTCCAAAAGAAGATATTCCAATGGATTTGAAAACAACAAGTGGTTCTATTTGTATGACTTGTGGATATAATGCAGATGGAGAGAGAGTTGGGTCAGATGGATAAGAATTTCCAAAGTCTTTTATTTTAGTTGAAAGAATTTTTCCTACAGATTTGCTTTGTGCTTCTAAAACGGCACCATTTCCACTAACACTTGTTATACTTGATATTTCTGGTAATATTCTGTAATTTATACCTGGATTAGTAACTTCAATACTTGAGATTGGTCCGGTAGTATGTGTACAATCGGTATCATAGTTTATTAAAGAACCAGAAGATGCATTGTAAATAGTTTCTTCTGGAGTTTCTTTCAGTGTATATGTAAAGGAAGTGGTAGATGGTGTGAGAATTCTGTGAGTTCCATTGTAAATACTATTTGTTATTTGAATCTGACTTGAATTTACAACCTCATCATCTATAAAAATTCCAGTTTTTTCATCGGGAACATCTACACTTATATTTGAATCTATTAGGTCAAGTTTATAATACAAGAACTCGGGAATATCTTCAGTTACTTTTAGAATAACTTTAGCACCAGATGAACCAACTGTTCCTTCTCTTGAAATCTCAAATAGTTTGCTATCTTCTGATTTTTCCCAAACTACTTTGAAATCTTTATCCCTATAAAAATTCAAAGCAAATCCTGGATATTTTGTGCCAGAAATTGTGAATGCCAATGATGGATCTGATAGATCAAATGTTACAGTAGAATTTTTATACAATCTTACTGGAGGATTGACTGGTGATATTGTGCCAGCAGATGCACTTGTTATTTCAACTATGGTCGGTTTTTCTTTAGTAGCATCAAAATAACTATTTGAAAGTTTGATCGTATCTCTATCAATTACCTTCGCATAATAAATCGTATCGCTGGATAATCCTACTGACGGTATAGTTGCTGTATGTATAACTTTATCGCCAGTCTTCAATTTGTGAGAATTTAGTGTGATAGCATTAGTAGATGTATTAACTCCTGCTGCAGAAAAATCAATAGGATCAACTACAACTCTTCTATTGTAATTGTCATATTTGAAAATAACTGTCTTTGTATTATTTGGATTTGCATTTACAAATACATTGTGTGGTTGACTTAATCCATGAGTTTCTGCAGTAGATACTGTTACTAAGTTTCTTTCTACATTTCCAGTCAATACTTCATAGTTTGTAGTGAAACTGTGTGTATCTCCAGCACCTACTGATCTGAAGAACAATGTGGTTGAAATAGTATTTGCAAGTCCAACAAAGGTTCCAGTTGTTCCAAGACCAACTCTAACAGTTGCGACTCCAATCAAATCATCATTAATTTTAGCAACAAATAAAGATTGCCCATCTGGTAATGTTGTTCCTACCCCAACATTCGTTTCATCTTGGACAATAATACCACTACCACCATTACCAGGAGAATAAGTTAACAAGTCTCCTGTTTGCAAATTGTGATCTTTAAGGTATAATGCTTTAGTTTGGATGAATATCTGAGTAGCACCTACACCAGGATTTGCAAATGTGATGGTAGTTCCAATCCCAACTCCAGCAGTAGTTCCCAGTCCAACTACATTTATTGGATTAAAGTAAATTTGCTGGTTCTCTCTGTATTGATAATCTGTCTTAAATCCACTATTAATTGATAATTTTCTGGGAACTTCATATATCAATTTTCCAATAGTGTGAGAAGTTCCTGTCGTTCCCTCAACCTCCCTAAGAACTCTTATTCTAGAGTTTAGTCGGTCTACATTTAGAACCTTAATTTTCTCAGTTCCAGTAATTAAGATATCATTCTCTCTAATCTTAGAACGAGACAGATTGCCTGATACTCTAAAGAAGGTGACAATACCAGTAACTGAAGGGTCATCAATAGATACTGCAGTTGTTCCTATTCCAGTAAACTTAAGAATATTTGAACTAATACCTACAGAATAAGAACCTTCTATTTTAGAAGAAGTTGTTGATAATCCGGATATATTCACTATATCAAGATTTTCAAAGTTATTTGGATTGTCAGAATATAAAATATATTCTCCCTTAGATTGTCCTGGATAGATTTCTAAATTTTCAATAGAACTAGTAGCAACACTTATGCTATCAACACTTCTTCCTTTGACTCTTGCCACTCTACCAGCAGCACCTTCTCCTTTAGTGCCAACATTATTGAATACTAAAACATCTCCAACTTTATACCCAATACCCCCAGTGGAAATGCCAATTGAATTGACAACACCTTTTGCTGTTGCTGATATTGTAGACTTTTGATTTAATTTGTTTGGAATATCAATATATGGATAATTTATATCAAACTCTAATAAGTTATATGGTTTAGTGTTTCTTCTATACTCGTTCTTCAAAGATTCAAAGTTGTTCTGATTCGCAGATAACTTGAAGTTATACTCTTCAGGAACTGAATGATAATTTTGACCGATTATATATGGGAATGTTGGTTTTTTATAGTTTTTAAATACTCCAGAAGATTCTACAGAATCATCATCTATGGTCATAAAATATGCATAAGTTCCATTTGGATAATCTGGAGTTAAGCAGAATCTTCCATTGTTTTCATCAAGAATATCTTCCTCAGTTGATTTTACATGAGTATAATCTTCTACAAAAAATCCTTCTGGAAAATTACTTGTTGGAGGTCTGTTTGGTTTTATATCCAAGGAATATCCAGACTTCATTTGGGTGATTACACCACCAGATTTATTTTTGAATCCATATGGACCATAAATTGGATTGCCATCATATGCAAATCCAAGTATTGGTGAGTGTTTAGTGGATGAAACCTCTAAATTATCAACTTTTTTTAAATCTGGTTCCCCATAACTTATTTCTCCAGTAGTTTTAATTGAAAATGTATTTTCTCTAAGTTTTCTTGGAGCATATACATGAGTATATTGTAGATGTAGTTGATCTCTTGATTCTATCAATACACCATCATCCGCAGTAAAAAATGGAAGATGTTGATTAAATAAGTTGATTCTCCAAGTTTGAACATCTGCTTTAAATGCAGCTGCATTGATAGATGTCTCAGCAGTAATCACATCAACAATTGTGGAACCTTGAACATATCCACTACCAGGTTGTACAATAGTAACAGAGGTTATAGACCCATTTTCAATGATGGGAATCAATACAGCACCAAAACCATCTCCATTTACAATTAAATCTGGAGTTGAGAAATATCCAGATCCTGAACTTTGAACAATAACTTGTACAATTCTTCCATTATTAACTATTGGCAACAATAGAGCCTCTCTTCCAGTATCAAGAATGACCTGGGGGGAGTTGTCTAAATTTATGATATCGGAAGATCCATAACCAACACCTTGATTTTCTAAATGAACTGAAGTTACTTGACCTCTAAAGATTGGTTGTATTTCTGCTTTGAATGTTTCTTCGCCAATAGAAGAAATACCAACCTCCCCCAAGAGAGTCGCGCTTATTTCGGGATAATTGAAAATATGAGTTCCAACTCCAACAGAAGTGAAATCTACATATTGCTTTGTTCTATAGAAAAACTCTCTGTCAGAAGATAATCCTACAGCAGAAAGTTTGAATGAGTCTTTATCAACTCTTGTGACATAATATTCAGTATCTACAGACAATCCAGAAATATGTGTTCCTGTGCAGGTGTACTTAATAAGTTCTCCAGATTTATAATCATGATCATTGATGAATATTGAGTCACTTGCTGTACTAACTCCTACTAATGCCTGTGCTGTGCGCTTTTTATTTTCATAACCAACACCCCCATTGACAATATTGATAGAATCTAATACTGACTTTTTATTGACAGATTCTAAAAAGTGCTTTCCAGAACCATAATCAGTCAGATATACTGTATTGATTCCCAATATGGCATCATTTTGTGTTGGGTGAAGTTTAACTGTGACATTATCAATTACGGATAAGAAATACTCCGAATTTGTAACTATGCCAGCAACACCAGGTTGGTTGTTTGTCTTGTATATTACCTTCTCAACATTTCTAAACTTATGGTAAGTTGAAAAACCAATTGTAGATTCATCAGATGCTGTTCCTGTAGTTATTCCAGAATTACCTTCACCAGCAATAAACCCTACAGAGTGGTCAATTAATTTCATATTGACCTTGCCCAAGGCACCCTGACCATTACCACCAGTAATTTTTAGGGTTGGAGTTTTTAGATAATCAAATCCAGTATCTTTAATACGAATCTCTCTTAGTGAACCAGATATAGCAGGATAACCAGTAGCCCCTGTACCTACAGAATCACTAATAATAAGATTCGGTGGATTAATTACATCAATTCCTCCACCTGGAGACAAAACTCTAATATTTTCAATTTTTCCATATTTGACAAAATCTTTAGACTTATAATTTACAATTTCAACTCCATTGATAAGAATACCAGTAGATCCTGGTTCAGTTTCTTTTAATATTTCTGTGGATTTTGGTTTTGATATTTTTCTAAGTAAATTTTGAGATTCAAAGTTCTTTCCATTAAACTCAAATGGTTTTATTGAACTATTAGTTATCGTGACAGCAGAATCAACTGACACAAAGTTTGAATTTAGAATATCACTTCTACTTTTTGCAAACTTAACTGTAGATTGATTTACTCTTTTGACAAAATATAATCCATCAGCAA